CAGTTGTTTGAATTAATAACTCTCCATTTGATAAACCTTGTATATTTTCTATTTGTCCAAAATTAGTTACAAACTCATAAAAATCATTTCCTAAAAATTCTTTCCAAGTTTCAAATTGTTGAGTATTATCTCTTTTAGTTCCTTGAATAATTCTATCAGGTTGTAATTGAAAATATATATTATTTATATTAAAACATTCTACTACATCTAAATTATTTCTTTTAGAGAAATCTATATTATATCCTATTACAGGATTATATTGTCTTTCTAAAGTAGATAACCAATCAAAAGTAGATATTTTAGGGTAAAAATTACTATAAGCTCCATTAAGAATATCTAAATTTCTTAATGATAAATTAGTTCTAGCAGGTGCTAAATACCTATGAAGTAATTTAATTCCTTTAGCTACATCAGTAGAAGCTACATCATTAAAAAATCTCATACCATAAGCTAAATAACAATTATCTGATAATACACAATCTCCTCCATATAAATCAAAATCATCATAAATAGTATATGCTCCACTTATAGTAGTACCATTATTTTCCAAATAATTAATACTATAATATTTAGGAAAACTTATAAAATCAGTTTGTGTATCAAATCCTAAATGTACATTATTTTTAAATTGACATAGTGAATATAATACACTACCTGTAATTTGTAATTCTACTGCACCACTAAAATTAATAAAAGTATTACCACTAATTATATTAGAGTGGATTAAATCTAAATAATTTGTAGTAATTGAATTATTAACTATAAAATGATAAAAAGATTCTCCATAAGTATTATCTACTTTTTTACCTCCTATATATACAATACTATTATTAGGTATATACTGTCCATCAGTAATTAGTTTATTTCTATACTCATTTGGTAATATACCATTAACTCCTGTTATATGCCCACTACTAGTGGCAGAACTATCAAAATAATTAACTAGTCCTGTAATAGAATCATTACTTTGTTTTGTTGAAATAGTATTATAGTAATAAAATAATCTTAATAATTGTTTTATATGTGTAGGAGCTATTGCAGGTTGATTAATTAATAAATCAGCAGCATGAGATTTTACTCTTTCTGTTCTACCACTAGCAGAAGGCATTAAAATGTCAGTTCCTGCACCACCATCAAACACATTAACATTACCTCCTGTATTTAACAAACTATCAGTATTAGCACCATCTTCTGTACCCATATAATGAGTAATATCATTACATAGTATTAAACTATTTTCAGGAGTTTTTTTAGCAAAGAAAAATTTAAAACCTTGAATTTCTTCTTTATATATTGTAGGTATCTTTAAATTTTTAACTATTAAACTAAGAGTATCTAATTTATTATATCCATAAGCATTATCAGCAGAATAGAAATTTTCTTTTAACCATGAAATATCAGGCATCCTATGATGTCTTACTTTTTCACCTTTTAAATCAATACTACTTAAAGCATTACCATCATAATCTAAAGTACTATCATATTCATCATTAATAGGATATAATTCATCTTCATTTTCCCAATAACCTGCTTTACAGTTAGTTCCTGTAGTTGGTATAGCTGTACATCTAGTTTGAAAATATTTAGGATTAGTACCTATAGCACTATCATCAGAACCTGAACTAGCATCTAATTTTAAATTAACATAATTTCCTGCTAATAAATTAGCAATAGGTTCAGTTTCTGGTAAAATATGTAAATTATCCCCACTACTATCTCCTATAGGTAAAGCTTCTCTACCATGAATATGGTATAAATATCCTAATGTATTATCTTTAAATACAGGTGCTATATAAATAGCATACACTTCATCATGTGATAATGTAGCTTTATCTGAATTATATTCTTTTACTTTGCTACTTGTTGTTGTAGTATCTGTTGTAAGTAAAGTAGATTTTACTTCTAATTCTATTAGATTAGCATATTTTTGAAATTTAAATTCACTTCTTTTCTTACTATTAGCTAATAATAATTGTTTATTAATAGTTGTTATTGACTTAATAGTTTTATAAGCTTCTATTTTAGCAGTTAATTCTAATAATTCAACAGGAGTTAAATTTTCACCTGTAACAATGTAAGTTAAATTAGTACTTGTAATTGGTACAGTAGCTACTTCATAAGCTTTAACTATACCTGCTTCAACTATAATTGCTGATATTACAATACTATTATATACAGTATCTAAATTAGTATATTCTAATTTTAGAGCTTTATTTGTTAATATTCCTGTAGCACTACCAAATATACTACTATAACTATTAGAAGATGAATCTTCTATAATATAACTTGCTTCACTAATAGTTCCATTATTAGTGAAAGAACCATCATTATACATATATTTAGAAGTTATAAAAATAGCTCCTACAGGTAATACTCCTCCATTTACAATACTAATAGCTAAATCTGATTGAGTAGATTCAGGAAACATTAATATTTGTTTTTCATCAAATATTGAAAAATCATCTGAACAATTAATAACTCTAGGTTTATTATAATTATCAGTAAAAGCACAAACAATTTGTCCTTCATTATTTAAACATGCTTCCCCAGATATTTGTTTATCTGGAACAAAATTTAAAATATTAGTACTATCCATTGTACTGTCAATTACAATATTATATGAAAAATTATCATCTGCATCAATAATACCTATTTCTGAATAAATAGCTAATCCATCATTATCAGTTACAAATGAAAATACTATAAATTTACCTGTACTTAATACAGGTATTACTCCTATTGGATATTTATTTACATCATAATAAGTAATACTTAATTTTAAAAATCCCCATTCATTAGCAATACCTTGATATTTTTTACTCATTATCATATTTTTACCATCAATCCAAGTACTAGGAGGATTATCTAATGGTTGAGTATCTGTGAAAAGTCCATGTAATAACTTCATTATTTTTATAATTATCTTATTTGTCCTTTAGGTTGTTCACCATGTATAAAGAAATTTTGCCAACTTTCAGCATTAAATTTAGCATTAGTCCACATATTTTTAAATTGTTCAGCTTCATCTTGACTAAACATTTTAGCTTCATTCATTGCTTGGTATCTGTATTTTTCCCACATTTCTAAAGCAAATCTAAAATCAGTTACTGTTTTATGCTCATAACCTCTTAATATTGCTCTATACATGCAATACCATGTAACAGCTTCTTTATATTTAAAAGTATCAATTAAATAAGGAAATCCTTCATTATCAAAAGGAAAACTAGAATATACTAATATTACTTCACCTGTAGCAAATGAAGTTACAATACCATCAGTATTTGCATTATAATAATCAAGATTAAATCTATTATTTATTTTAGCTAAAGAAATATTTGCTGTTATTGTACTAATTTGAGTAGTAGTTGTAGTAATATATCCTTGTAATTTAATAGCTTGTGCATCACTAGGTAATCCACCTGCTAATATATAAGCATCATAATCTGTTTGTTGTACAGCTAATTGGTCTATTAATTTTTGTAATTTAACTAAATCATCATTATTTGGAGTGGTATTACTATTTTTACTCCAATCAATAATGCCATATAAACTATTATCAGAACCTAATGGTAATCTATAATTTTTATACATTACTCCAATTATATTCAATAAACCACATGGAAAATTACCTCTATGATTTTCTATACATACTTTTTCAGTTCTAATTTCTACATTAGCTCCATAACCTATACCTTGAATAGCATCACCTATCCATTCATATAAATCTGCTGCCATATTATTATTAGAAATACCAAAATCTCTAATAAATCTACTTACTAATTCTTTACTGCTGAAAGTATTTAATGCGTTCATTTATTTTATTTATTTTTTATTGACATAAATACCAAAAGTATTTATAGCTTCTTCTCTACTTATAGTATTTGAAAGTTCTTTTAATTTATTAGCCCATTTTCTACTAGGTGCAAATTTATAGAATACACTACTTCTTATTACTAATAACTTACTAGAATGATACATTCTAGCTCTTCTTAATTTCCAACTTAGATAAAAATCTTTTTGAAAATATACAGTAGGGTCAGTTGTTGTATCTCCTTTAGCTAATAACTCTTTTCTTTTTAATCTAGTAGCAGCACCATTAGTTCTTCTTCTAAATACATCATTTACTTCATCAATATAGAATTTAGGATTATCAGTTAAAGCTACAGATAAAGTACCTATATTAGAAGGTAAAGTAACTCTAGTTCCTTTTAAACATTCTTCTAATACTATATCATCTAATACCTTATAAACTTCAGCCATTTTTTTAGCTGTTAATTTTGTATCTGGATTAGCTATTTTCCATAAAATAAATAATCTAGTATTACTAAACCCATCAGGTAAATAATCTTTATTTTTTCTTTTCTCTATTTGTCTTTCACTTAGATAGCAGCTTTCATTAATCATATATGTTGTTGTTATTATTGTTATTATTTTTATGTTACTGAAATTTCATTTTCTTCTTTTTTAGGATTTAATCCTATCTCTTGATATACTAAAGGTCTAATTAAAGTGGCTAAATCAGCATCAATAATTACATCATCTTCTAAATTAAAACAATCTCCTCCACAACCTAATTCAAATAATTCTACAGGATTAGCAGGAGTATATCTAACTTTAATTGCTTTTAATGCTAGAGTATTAAATATATAAATATAATCATTCATATATGTATAAAAAGGAAATTTATTAGTATAACTTCTATGTTTAAACCATTCTAATTCAGAAGGCATTAAATAATCTAATCTTCTTTCTTTAGTTAAATCAATACCTCCAACATAATTAAAATCAGGTAAATCCTTAACTATTACAGGTCTAGGAATTTTAATAGTACTTTTTAATATTTCACAACCTAAATCTATACTACAACAATCAGTAGAACTTACTTTTTCTAGTTCTACACAATTTAATGTATAAATAGCAGAACTTCTAAATCTTTTAGTTTTATCATATTCTCTCCTTAATAACATAGATAGATTATTAAGAATACTATATTTAATAGCTTCTTTTAATATATTATCATTAGGTTTACCTGCATAATAAGCAATACTATCTTGTTCCTCTTTTAATGTTGGCATTTATTTATTTATTTATTTAATTTTACACACATAATCCATGTGTTTTAACTAAATTTAATATTTCATTTATTTTATTAGTTAAAGCCATATTATTATCATTAGCTATTGTTTGGTCATAAATAGGTAATGATTGAATTACAACCCCATTATCTATACCTCCTGTAGTATTACTTAAAGCATTTATTAAAGGTTGTTGTTCACTTACTACTTTAATACCATCAACATAGTATCCATCTGTTACATTTATTGATTCATAATCAGGAGTTGTATCATTTAATTGATTTATAACTTCAATTAGAATATTACAAATTTCTACTAATCCTTCTTTAGTTACAGCAGCATTAGTATTATTTATTTTTTGCTTAACCTGTTCTATTTTATTTTTATCTATACTCATTGTTTATTTATTAAATTTAAAATCATTTATTCTATTTATCCAACCTTGTCTAAATCTTTCATTAGTATATGTTAAAAGTTCTTTTTGTGTAGCTTTTCTTTTAATTTTCTTTTCATAAGCTATTACAGAATTTTTACAAATAGTATCTATAAAAGTAAATTTAGCTGCTTTTATATCTTCATATAATTTTTCTTGATTAGCATTATTAATTGCATTAATAGTTTGCATACCTACTCTACCATCTACATCTACACCTAAAACTCTTTGAGGTATAGAAATTCCCCAATAACCACTACCCCAAACCCATTCTACTAATATTTCTGCTATTGATTGATTTTTAATAGCATCAGCTCTCCATCTATCCCAATAAGCTATTTTTAATACCATTTTAGCATCAGCTTCACTCAATAGTTTAATATCTTGAGCATCAATATCTCCATCACCATCTTTATCATAACCCATACTTCTCCATGTTGATAAAGTTACTCCTTTATTAGTAGCTCCACCTGCATCTGCAATATCATTTACAAAACCACCTTCCCACTTTTGTTGTTTAGGAAAGTATAAATTTATATCTGCCATATTTGTTTATTTTAATTAAAATTTAAAAATTAAATATATTAATCCAAGTATTACTAATACTATAATTATATCAAACCAACCTGTAGTTTTAAATAATTGCCAATTAGTTAAATTTTTAGTTTTATCAATTACTTGATTAGAATTGATAGTTACTTTTTCTTTATAAAATAGCATAGAATCTTTAATTTCTTTAATTGAAGTTGTTAAATTTACAATACTATCTTGATATGTATCAAGCATTAGTTCATTATCTTTTACTTTTAAAAGTAAATAATTGTTACCACTTTTTAATTTAAATAATTGCCCATCTTTAAGTTTACCACTAGAATCACAAGGATTACCTAAATTTACACTTAAATCAGTAGGTTTTACTATTACTTTTACAGTATCTATTTGTTTATAATTATTTACTATTCTAAGAGTATCGTGAATACTATCTGTTTGTATTATAGTTTTAGCTATACAGTACTTATTTAAATAATAAGACTTGCATCCACTAAAATATATCAATAACCCTAAAGTTACTATTGTTACTATTAATTTACGCATGATTACCTAATTTTTTAAAAGCTATTTTAAATTCTAAAGGTAAAAAATTCAATATATTATCTGATAATGTAGGAATTGTTAATTCTATTACATTATTTTCTAATTCTTCAATAGCATCTAATTTAGCATTTAAAGATTCTTCTGTATGTGTAAAATTACCAAATTGGTCTAATAATAGTCTATTAGTTTTTGGGTCTTTAACTCCATATTTAAAATTTAATCTTTCAATACTTTTATGATATTTTTTTACAGCAGTATCAAATACTTCATGGGCTTCTTCAACAAAAATTATAAACTCTTGTTGTGGTTCTAATTGTGATTTATCTACATTGGATGTGTATTCTACATATCCATTTAAAGCTCTTGTTAGTGATAGTAAATCACCATTTGTTATTGTTATTACTTTATTTTCCATTGTTATTATTATTTTTCTGGTGCTATATTTTCTTCTTGTTGTGTTGTAGTAGTTGTTGTTTCTGTAGAACTAGATGATGAAGTTCCATTTTTTAATTGTAGAACTTCTTGAAAAGTTACTATACCTAATAAAAGTAATGCAAATATTAACCATATTGAAACTATTGATGTTACAACAGTAACATCAGTATATTCAAAAGATAGAACAATAGCTGTTACTACTGCAACAAAAGCTGATAATTTTCTAGCAGCATATCCTTCTTTATTAGCTTTAAATGACGCTAATATATCATTAATGAATTTTTTCATTTGTTTTTATTTCTTCTATTGTTTTTTTAACTGCTAACCACTCTTCTGATTTATATAAATCTTCTAATTCTTGTTTTAATTTTTCTTTTTTATTTCTATCTTCTTTTAGATAATTTTCAAAAGTCTGTTTTATCTCTAAAACATCATTAAGAAGCTCTTTCAAAATTACCTTGATGTCCACTTATATAATTAGTTATTTTTAATTCTAGTTTATTTATTTGTTCTTGTTGTTTATCTAATTTTTCATCTTTTTTATCTAAACTTTGTAAAAATACAACATTAGATTTTTCAATATTTTCAAATTTTGTTGTTAAAACACTCATTTTACTAGATATTTCTAATAAGTTTTCTGATACTGTATGTAGTAATTTTTCAGTCTCTTCTAACTTTATATTATTTTCAGCATTTTGAGTTAAGCTATTTAAATATCTGTTTACTAAAAATAGTAGGATTGTAACAAAAGCTCCAACTACTATTCCTATCAATGTTAACCAATTACCTATTGTCATTTATATTATATTTTTTATTATAGTTTTCAACTGCTTTTTTACAATGGTCTTTATCTGCTTTATCTAATCTATCTCTCCATTTAATACCATATTTAGTTAAAGTATCTTCTTCATCATTTTTACCTATACAATAGCTAATAGTTTGTTGGTCAATACCAAATTTATATTTACTATTCTTTTTTATAAGTATTACATTTAATAAAGGAGCTAACATTACTCCCAATAAAATGTCTTTAGCAACAGCTATACTTTCTTGTTGTTCATTAAGCCTTTTAATTGTGTAAGGTAAGCTTCTATTCCACCAAGTTAAAACAAATGAAACTGGAAAAGATATGGTTACAAAAATAAGCATACAAATTGAGCTTACCAAATTTAAAATAAATCCAATAATATTTTTCATGAATTATTCTATTATTAAATCTGAACTGACAAAATAAGGTTGTTGAGTAAATGGATTAACTCTACTCAATATATAAAGTTTAATAGTATCAATAATCCATTGTTTTATAGTATCCCTAATATCATTATTTACATTAGTAAATGTTACAGGAGTTTGATTAAAATCAATAATTAATGTTTTCATTACTTGTAATTGTGGTATCTCTATAGTAGGGTTTAATACTTCTGTACCATCCCATTCTTTAATTACTGAATTAAATGTTAATTCTTCATAATTAAAATATGTTTCTATATATAATCCTTGATATACTTTAGGATTAAATCCTTCAAACAAAGTTAATTGTTTATTTATTTTTATTGTTATCATATTAATATACGCTTAAAATTCTATAATCTGTACCTGCTCCTGCTTGTATTATTGCTGTTTTATTAGTTGTTAAAGTAAATGTATTTGCAGCAGTACCTTGATTCCATATTTGACCTGCTGTATTTCTACTTATAGTTACACTACTTGCACTATTATTTATAATTACATATATTCTACCACTATTTTTTGTAGGAAGAGTTGTAGTAGTTACTATATCTGGTAAAGTTGCAGTAGCTGCTGCTGTAAATTCTACTGTATAATCTAAAGATGTTAATGTATAATCCGCACTTTTAGTTACAATAGGATGTTGAGTAGAACCTACAAATTCAGTTTGTCCATTATAAAACACAGAAACTCTTTTTATACCTTGAGTTATTAAATGTACTTCTGCTCCAGAAGTAGTACCATTACCTGCATTTCTAGCAGCTATATATAAATCTCCTGCTTGTGAATTTTTACCTGTACTACAATAAATAGCGGGTAATGCTGTATTTGATAATATTCCACCTGCAACACTACTTAAACTAATACCTCCATTAACTGCTAAAAATATTCTACTACCTATACTATCTGTTGAAGATGGATTAGTTGTAGCATACCCAATATATCCATAAGGAGTAGCTCCACCTGCTATAAATAAATAATTAGTATATGTACTTCCTGTTTTATATCCTAAAACAAAATTAGCTTCTGTGTACATACCTAATATACTCCATGAATTAGCAGTTTGTTCTATTACATTTATTACTAACCCATTACCTCCTACTTTACCTGCTCTATATAGATTAGTATGAAATGGATAGCCACTACCTGCACTTGCAATAGTTAAATTAGAAGTAGTTACTCCAAAACTAACTGTTAGTTCTGAACTTGTTTGTAATAATGTACTTGTAGCACTTGGTAATGTGTATGTATAAGCTCCTGTTGTTGTAAAAGAAATATTATTAGCTCCTGTAAAAGCTACATTTCCTGCAATACTTATAGTTCTACTTCCATTATTTATTCCAGTACCTCCATAAGTACCTGTAACTATAGTACCATTCCAAACACCTGTACTTACAGTTCCTAATGTTGTAATAGTATTTTGTCCTACATAACTAGTAGATATATCTATTGTATTACCTGATGTAGTTATTCTATTAGTAGTACCATTTAAACTTGTAATTGCACTAGTTAAATATCCTTGAGATTGTACCCAACTTTCAGTAGCATATCCTGTTAATGATGGTATATCTACTGTAGTTGCTATAGTATAACTTCCTGTTGTTTTATTAGGAAATTCTAAAGTTATATCATATAATGTATTCGAGTTTTTTAAATACCCTAAAGATATAGTATTACTTAATGCTATAAATCCATCAGGGTCTAGTAATACTCCAGTACCCATCATATTTACATGATAGACTTGAATTGAATTAGTAGTACTATATCCAATATCTGTTACTTGTTGTAAACTAGGAGTTGATATTAAACTACTAAAATCAGGTTTACCTATAATATCTTGCCATCTAACTATTCCCATATATTGTGAATAATTAGTAAATATTCCAAATTTACTTTTAGTTGAATTACTTCCTTTGGAATTTTTATACATACCTCCAAATACCCCACCAACATTTATTGATGAAGTTCCTGTATTTTTATATGAAGTATTAAACAATGCCATTTATTTTAGCAATTTTCATTTATATAAGACACTACTATATTTATATCTGCTAAAGTATTCCAATTATCTCCAATAGGATTACCCCAAATATCTTGATTCCATGTATTTAAAATGTTTAAACATATCCATAATTTATACATCTTAATATCTACACAAGCATCAATATCTAAGGAGTAGTTATATTCCATTACTGATTTATAACCTGCTAACCCTAAAGCTCTAGTACCTTTAGTTTTTACTTCATTTATTTTAGCTGTTGAAAATTTTAACTGCATGTTGTACATAAATTATTATCAGTACATTTAGAAACTAAATAATCTATTATTTCTTGTGATTTACTATAATTTTCTGTTACATAAGCTGCTTTAGCAGTATCTAATAAAGTAGCAAATTTTGTAACTTCTAATGTTGATTGTTCATTACATTCAGAACAACAAAAATCTCCAATTACTTTAGGTGCTGATTCAGCCCAACATTTTTCTGAACTTTTAGTTAATAAGACATAGAATAATGTTCTATAAACTACAAAAACATCATAATCTGTAGTTCCACTAACTAATCCAGTATTATCTGTAAAAGTTAATTCATCATCAGTTACTGTAGCTACTATAAAATAAGCATCTAATCCTGAATATACTATTCTTAAAGTAGAACCTACTGCTACATCATGATTACTCCAATTACTATTATCTGATGTAGTTAATATTCCTGAAGTAAAACTACCTAAAATAGAAGCTTGAAATTCTACCTCATACCTTCCTGTATAAATTCCATCAGCTTGTACAGTTCCTATACTTCCATTAAAAGTAACATCAGTTACTTCTAATTCTTCAGTTTCATCCGCTATATCTATACTTGTAGGTGTAGTAGTACCATCTAATTCTATTGTATATTCATTAGGTACTCCATTAGTTTCATCATGTGGTTTAGTTAATATAAATCTTGATGATGTAATATCTGCTACTGTTCTTTCTCCTGTTGGAAATTGACTATTACCATAACCTGTAGGATTAGTTGTAGCATTATAAACTCCTGTTAAATCAGGAATTTTAAAATATGTTCTATTATTTGCTTGAAAGAAAACAGGTGAATTATCATCTCTAATTAAATCACTTGGTATATTTAACTCTAAACTCATTTTATTTATTCTCTAAATTTACTATTTTTTGTTGTGATTGTTCTCCTACTTTTAATAAGTAAGATACTGTTTTATTTATAAGTTCTATATTACCACTTTCTGATAATGGCATATTAGCAGTACCATTTGCACCATAAACTAATGTATTAGTTCCTATACTAGTAGCTGATAAACTTAATGTTATTTGTGTATTACTATCAATACTTACTATTGTAGTATTAGCTTGTATGTAAGTACCTGTAACTGTCATTCCTACAATTAAATCATCAGTAGATACTACTGTGACTGTAGGTGATACAGCAGTATTAGAACTTTTACTAATACTGTTATGTGTGATTAAAGTAGGTACTTTAATATAATCTATATAGATTTTACTAATTGTAAAACCATCATAAAAAACTCTTAATATTCCATTATAATAATTACTTACAGGAGCTTCTTTTCTAGTTTTAGTTAAAGTTCCTGATAAAGAATTATCTAATATAAAACTTTTAGTTAAAATATTAGGAAATACTTTAGTAACTGTAGTGGGTACTCCTTTTATTTTACAACTTACAGATATTTTACTTCTATCTTGTAATAAATGATAAAACTTATTAGGAGCTTGTATTGTTTTTAAATCATAATAATAATAAGGATTAGGTGCTGATGAATTTAATGTAGGTGTTAGTTCTTTATCAACTACATATAATCTATCTAATTTATCTAATCTTTGTTGTATATCTTCAAATTTGCTTTCTGCTCTTAATGTATCTAAATCAGATAAAGCATCTTCTACCATATTAAGTAAACAAGTATTTAAAGCTCTATCTACTTCATCAGAATTAAAATCTAATCCTACAAAACTATTTAAAGTTTGTAACTCTTGTTGTATTATAATATGTGCTTCTTTTACTGTCATTTATATATTTACTTAATTTTTAATAAAAAAGCCTATACCTAATAAATAAGTATAGGCTGTTTTTATATGATTAAACGAAAAAAAACCTCTTTATTTTATTTTTTAGTTTATTATGCTAAACTACCATTTTCAATAGGTACTGAATAATAACCTGCTAAAGCATTTACAATATCATCAAAAGCTGTTTGATTATCTCCTGCACTAGTATAACCTGTTTCAAAAGCTACACTAATATTACTAATATTATTACCTGTTTTATTACTAAAACCAAATGGAGCTTCATATTGAGTTTTAACTAAAATACTATAAATATCATAAGTTTTACCAGAAACTGCATATTTATTTAAAGGCGATTTATTTGGTAATTCAGCAGTATCAGAAGCACCTCTCCAATAAATTGCTTGATTTTCCATATCAGCTACTTGTGAATAAGTACCCATACCATAACTTGCTTTTACAATAGGTACAGTAGTAGATTCTGTAGAAAGTGTAGCATATTGTAATACTCCACTTCTTGATACTATAATATCATGACCTGCTGTATAACCTGTAATTCTAAGACCATATTGAGGAGTACCTGCTAAAGTAATAACTCCTGTGTTTACAAGTAAACTAGTACCTCCAATAGCATACATTGTTTCTCCTTCAAAAGCTCTATCTAATTTAAAACTAGCAGCTCCAGTTGCTGTAGCAGCTACTTTATAAATAGTTTCTATAGTACTACCTACTGTAGTATTTACAGTTAGTGTTGGTACTGTCCATGTAATATCATCAGCACTATAAGTAACAGTTACTTTACTATTTACAATAGTAGTACTTTTCATAACAATAGTTACATCAGCAGTAGAAACTGTAGCTGTAGCTTGAGTTCCTGCATTAATAGCAGCAGCTATAGCAGTAGCATTTTGAGCAGCAGTACCAGCATCAGCAACATTATAAGTTGTACCTCCTATAGTGACAAGATGTCTACCTGCTCCTGTTCCTAGCAAATTAGCTGTAAATGTAACAGATACCATATTTTGATGTGGTACACCAATAACATTAGTACCAGTTGCAGTACCTGTTGAATCAACCCAACCAGTAGCATCTTGTATTACAAAAGATACTGTTTTACTACCTTTAGTAAATTTCAAAGCTGTAGCAGTACCTGTAAAATCTGCAATACTAGCACTATTACTTACAATTTCTGCTTTAACATGTCTTACATTAGTAGGTTCTGCATTTAGTTGATTAGCTAATAAAGCTAATATTGAATATCCATCAGCAGTAGAAGTTAATACCCCTGCATCAGCTACAAAGTAATCTTGGAATATAGGATTAACACTACCCATTCTAGTTTTAACTTCAACAGCAGCACTATCTCCATTAACTATTGTAGGTAAATTTAATAGTCCTGTAGAACCATCATATCCTATATAACTTACAGATTTAGTAGGAGCTATATAAGCATTAGCTTTTAATCCTGCTAATTCATTAGCTTTAAATCTACCAATTTCAACTAATTCTCCTGTACCTTTACCACCTTGAAAAATGATAAATTCAGAATAATTTGCAAAATTAGCAGGTGTACCTGCAATAGTAGTAGTAATTAACTCTTGTAACCCTGTACTAATTTTTAAACCATAGATAGCAATAGCACCTTCTGCTAAGGTGTTTATTACATTAGTGCTACCTGAACCTGCAATAGCTGTTTCTGTTGTATTATTACCAACAACAGAGGCATATTTTACATTGCCATAACCAATTCCTATTCTTCTCATTTTATTTATTTATTTTATTATTATTTTGTTTATTATTTGTTTTTTCTAGTAGCATTAAGTAATAACTCTTCCATAATTACCACGTCTTGATTATTAGGATTTTTCATATATGCTAATGCTTCTTCTTTAGTTCCTAATACTTTATTTTGAAAACTGTAAATATTACTTGTATAAGTTAATACTTTATTTTCTACCATATCATTTAGTTTAGCTTTAGGTATTAAATCAGGGTCTTGAACTATAGCTAAAAATCCTTCTGCATCTTTATCTTTAATATTATATATAAAGGTTTTCTTATCAGTTATATTTTTAAGTATTTTAGTTGTTTGTCCTTTTGTTAATGATATGAAAGCTTCTAATTTTTCACTATTGCTTTTATCTTCTGCTAGTAATAAATATTCTTTATCAGCTAACATTTTAACATTTAATGTAGTTTCTAATTCTTCTGCTATTTCTTTTTCATCTTCTAAAATAGCCCACATTTGTCTATCACCTCTTTCTTCTTTAGTTTTAGCTACCATTGCACTATTTAAACAATGTCTATAAATAAACCAATGTTTAATGTTATCTGGCATGTTTATTACTACTTTTTTATCATTAGATAATGTTATTTCTGTAGGAGTATATGTAATATCTAAATTTATAGGGTCTGCTGATATTTTAACTTCATAAGTTTTCCAATATTTTTGAACTTCTAAATTAAAATTAGTTCTATCTTGTATATCAACTCCTATAACCATAGGCATAAATATCTCTAATTCTTCTTTACTAAAAGGTATATTAGTATCATCTGTTACTGCACCATTTATCATTTTAAATGAAGAACCTATGTATTTTACAATTTCTTTCTTACTATCTGAATTTAATCTTTCTAATCCATTTAATCCTAAATTTAATTTTAAAGTGGCAGTACCTGATACTGTTTTAAATACTTTAGGTTTTACTGTTGTTGTAGGTGTAGCTGTTGCTGCTGTTGATTCCATTTTGTTTGTTGTTGTTGTTATTTGTTTGTTATTGTTATTTGGTGAAAATAATAAGACTTGAACTTATTGGTATTCCTCTATTTATACATATTTCCATTTGTTTTTATAAATTAGGAGAAGTGAGGGTAAAGCAATAACAACAACTTTACCCCACTTTCCTAAATATTTTATGATTAACTAGCTGTACAATACATTTTAAAGCATGATGCAGTTTTCAATATTTGAATACCACAAGAATTAAACATGTGTATAGAAGCTTCATCTTTTGCACTTACTCTAGTACCACTATTATCATGTCCTAAGATTTTAATAGCACCATTTAACACAAATTGTTGATATTCTCTACCTTCTTCATAAGTGTACATTACATTTGGTTGTCCATCATATACTGATTGGTCTACAAAGTACATATCATAAGAAGTTAATGGTAAACCTGTTTTAGGATGTGTACCTACAGCTCTACTCATAGCACCTTTATCAAACATCTTATGTTTCATAACAGTTATCACATGTCCATCAACATGTTTAAATGTTTTGAAGAATGAACCAAATGTCATATCATAAGAATTACCACCTGCTACAAATTTATCTGAACTGATAACAAATCCCATAGAAGCCATTTTAGATACCATAGCATCATTAAATTGCTCACATCCACCTGTACCTGTCCAAATTACAATATTAGCTTTAGTAGCACCTGCATCAAAAGTAACATCTCTAATTACCCTAGCTAACTTATCATAAGTTAATTCAGAATATGTAGTACTATTAGTGATTTGTTCATCAATACCACTACCAGAAGTTACAGGTTTATTTGTAGCATGGTCATATAATGTAAAGTTACCATTAGTATCTTTAGTATATTTAGACCACCACAAATGCTCTTCTTCTGTATTTTGGAATCTCATATTAGCTAAGAATAAATTCCAATCTAAATATCCTCTAAATACTTTACCATCAATTCTAATTTCATGTTTCATTACTTTATTAGCAACATTACCTCTAACATTAACTGATTCTCTAACTAAAGAAATCATATTAGTTGCAACACCTCCTAATTGAGAAACTGAACTTACTCCATCAGAACCTTCAATAGCTGATATTTTAGCACCTTCTACTAGTATTCTACCTACTTGTAAGTATTTACCATCTATATAATCAGAACTAGATGAACCTACTAAATTAACAGTATATTCATACATTCCACCAATTTGAACACCTTTATCTTGAGTTCTTAGGATATATCTATTAGATACACTATCTCCTAAATATATTTGTTGTTGGTCAGAAAATTGTTTATCTTTAGTATAAATTTTAAAAGGAGTATTAGCTAAACCTACTTTATCACCTGATGAATATGTAGTTTTAACAATAAATGTCTCTCTTTTAATTCTACCCATTATAGCATATTTATACTCATAATTAGATAGTTTTACACCTTTACTTCCATTTTTCTGCCCTTTAGTCATTGCTAACATAGGAAAGTTATTACTTTCAAAATCACCACCTTGAGTGTATGATAATTGTACTACATAAGAAGTAAGCCAACTTGCTTCATTCTGTAAAGCTCTTGATAGTTCTGCTACACCAACATATCCTTCATCTGAATATGTATCTTGCTGTAAGACCATATTTGGGTTTATAGTTGCCATTTTTATTTATATATTTATTTTTTATTATTATTCTTATTATTTACCTATACCTAGTTTAGCTTTTAATTCTTTTAAATCCATTGGTACTTCTTTTGCTGTACCACTAGAATTTGGAACTACAGGTCTTTTATTATTCAAATTTATAGCTTCTTTAAGTTTATTCACTTTTTCAGGACTTTTTAAAGCTGTAGCTACAGTTTTTAATAAATTGTTTTTGATTATATAATCAATAGTTAATTTATCTTCATTTGGTAAAGCATAGAAATTTTCATCTGCTTTACTTAAACCTGTTTTTGGATTTACTTTAGTAGTATATTCAATTAAATCATTTACATCTTTAGTTGGTAATACTATACCATTAAATCCTTTTTTTATTGTTTCTGTAACTTCATTAACTATTTTATTATAGTTTTCAGTTTCTTTTACTTTAAAATCATCCTCTATTTGCTTTTGAGCATCTACTTGAGATTTAAAATAATTCTCTAATCCTGTTTTAGCTTTTTCAGCTTTAGCATCTAAAGTATCATTTGCAATAGCAGTAGCTACCATATCATCAGCTTCTTCTTCATCTATACCTTTAGATACTAAAGATTGTTTATATAAACTAGATTTTACTTCAACTGTAGCTTCATTTAAATCTATAGCAGTTATTGTTTGATAGTTTTGTTCGTGATTAACTACTTCTTCTGAATAACCTTCTAATATATGTTTTACTAAAGGATTAGATTTTAATTCATTTAAAGTAGCTTCTTGTTCTGATTTCTTAGTATTATCAACTAAATGATTAACATAATCTTTTAATTGTGTAACAATATCTTTATTTTCATCAGGTACAAAATCTGTTTTATATTCTTCATTAAAAGTACTAAAAATACTTACAGTTTCTTCTTCTTCCTCTTTATCAATGATACCTTTATTTTCATCAGTATTATCTACTGTTACTTCATCAAGTTTTGGTTTATCTTCTAATACTACTGTTTCTGTATTAGTATCAGCAGGTTTTTCATCTACAAATAATTTAGCTATATTTTCAGGAATACCTAATTCTACTAAATTACCTGTTTCATGTTTTTCTTCTTCTACTCCTACTAAAGGAGTTGTTGTTTGTTCATCAGCCATTGTTGTTATTTATTGTTGTTATTAGTGTCAAAATTATACATATTTTTTATTTATACAATGAAATATTTAACATTGTTAATAAATACTACTTTTTATCGTACCTATTCTTATTAGACTTTGCAACTTTTAAAGCTGTTTCATTTTTTTCTTTTTCAATCTTTTCTTTAGATTTTCTATCGGCAATTCTTTCTTGTAATTCTGTATTGTGTTTGTAAAGTTCAGCTTGTATTTTTTGTTTTTCTAAAGATAACTTGCCTAATACCTCTATATTATCTTGACCATCAGGAGTACTATTAACTATAGTAGTTTCTTGTTCATTTATAGTTTTTAATCTTTCAGTTAAATTTTTAGTATCTACTTCATAATATTTAAAGTCCATTTCATCTTGATGTATATTAGCTTCTAAATTCATTTCTTCTGCTTTCATATCTTGTTCAGCTTTAGCACTTGCTTGTTGTTTTTGTTCTAATTCATCTTCCATTTCTTTAATATCTTTTAATATTCTACTAAAGTTATTAGAATCTATGATTTTACCTACCATACTTGGCATCTGACCATTTTGTGCCATACTAAATGCTGTTTGTCTCATAGTTTCAAGTTTTTTCATTTCTTGCTTACTATCTTTTACTTTTACAGCAAATTGTATTTGCTGCATATCAAATCCATAAAATTCTCTATATTTTCTTTGAAAATCACTAGTTAAATAACTAACTGCTTTTCCTTCTGTAAATATAAAAGGCGATAAATCTAACATACCTTGATATTCTCTAGTTTGAAATTCATCATACTCTTTAAATAACTCTTCTGTTAAAACTGAACCTCTATATATAGCTTCTTGAGTAGTACCTAAACCTGAACTACTAGTAATACCTTGACCCATTCTTTGAGGAGTTAAACCTATTAATTCATCAGCTTCTGCTACAATAGCTCTATCATATTCATGTAATCTTAAAATAATATCATTTAAAGAAGCATCAAGTACTTTTAATGATTGAAGAGCTTGTGCAAAATTAGGATTTGATTCATCAACTAATAAAAATCCAGTACTATCTGCATTATACATAGCTGTAAATGGAGTAATACCTTTTTCTTTATCATTAGGTAATATACCTATTGGTAATACAGTAATTTTATCTTTATTTTTATTAATTAATTTTTCTATATGAAATTTAATAATGTTTCTTAATATCTGATAAGGTAATAATTGTTTAACTACACTTTGAAAAGGTGCATAAATATTACCATATATTCTACCATTATAAGGTAATTTACCTGCAAATGGATTTGTGAATTTTCCTCTTTGTAAAGGTAATGGTTGAAAACCTAAATAAAATCTATCAGCAATAACATAACCTTCCCATCTTTCATCTACCCATTTCCATTCAATATCATCAAATTCTGTAGGTTCATAGCTATCATCAACTTCAATAACTTCTCCTGTAGGAGTAGTTAATCTTCCAATTTTAGTTTCTGATTTAAATGTTAAATGTTCTATAATAACTTCATTTGTTAAAGCACTATTATTACTACTATATGTACTATTAGCAGTATTAGATAAATCGTTATTTGTCCAATATCCTATTTGACTTGGATGATAATTACCTCTAGTAGTACCAACATTTACAAAACTTTCTAATTCTTCTCTAATTTCATCTTCATATTCCTTATTTTCAGAAAACATATCTCCTAACTCACTTAAAGGAATACTATATATTCTTCTAACACATTCAGCATCTTCTAAATAAGTTATATTTCTTGATGCTACTACATAAATTTGTACAGCAGGACAAATATCATACTGTAATTCATCATTTCTAACATCTTTATAAGTGACAATTTTACCTGTAATTAAAAAATGTAGAAAACCATCTCTAAATTTAGCAGGTATATCCCACATAGAATTAGCCATATCTAAAAAATCTTGACCCATATCAGCCATTTCATCAGTTAGATTACTACTTTCTAATTTAATTTGCTCTATAGGTTTGGGAGGTATAGGATTACCTTGACTATCTGTCATAGTTTCTATATCTACTCCTTGTTTCTGTAATTCTAATAAATATTGTTGTTGTACACTTTTAATTATTTCATTATATTCATATTCTCTTTGTTTATTAGGTAGATTTGAATTTAATGCTGCTACTATAGCAATAATAGGTCTTTCTGATTTTTCTCCCATTAAAGCCATTAATGCTCTAGGTATAATTGGGAAATTCCTTATTTTTGAAGGGTAACTTTTAAATAACTCTTGATTATCTGTTAATCCTGAAATAGTATGATAATAATCACTTTCTAATATATTACCTACAGCAGCTTTATATAATAAATTACCTTCTGCTACATCTAAAAATGGTATTGCTATACTTCTATAAAAATTAGCAGTTGTTTTTTGCCATTCTTTATCAGTAAGTTTTTCAGAAGTAAGTTTTCTTTGTTCTGGTTTCATTTATATTTTAGTTATATTTCTATTGGAGTTAACTCATTATTTGAATACACTACCAAAGCTAGATTGCAAAGTTAGATAAAAATCTGCAATAGTAGAAGAATTATTTTCAGGTTTTTTATTTTGATAAATATATTCTTTATCTTGATACATTCCTACTAATAAAGCTGATATTCTATCAAAATTACCTACATCATTATATTTAGCAAATTCTTCTAATAATGCTATATCTGTAATAGTATGTAAAGTATAAATAACTTTACCTGTTAATTCATCAGTAGCTCTAATATTATAAAGCCAATCTCTTAAATATAATAATCCTGTTTTTTTTCTTTCTCCTGTTATGTGCATACCATGACTTCTAATCATACCTGCTTTAGTTGCTATTTTAGCATCATAACCTACACTAAATTGTGGTTCTACATATTGTAATAATTTATTTCTTTTAGCATATCCATAAACATCTCCTGTATTATTTTCTGCTCCAATTTTAGCATTATAAAATTGTGCTAATTTAAACAAGTTTTCATTATATTCTTCTGCTGATTTAGGTCTACCTACATAACTTGCTACAATAATATCTCCTTTACTTTTAGTTAAATTATTAATTCTCTCTATTACATAAGTAGCTCCTAATGACATATTAGATTTATCTAAAGAATTATCATGACTATATGGGTCATGACATATAATATATAGATTAGGTGGTGTTTTATTAGTTTTTAAATCTACATAAGGTAAATCATATATCATAACACAACCATCTAAATTCATTCTACTAGTATCATCTTTAGTTATTGGAAAACTAGGAATAGGTTTTAACTCTGTATTCATTATATGTTTAACAGCACCTTCATTTGCATACTGTAAATTTACAGGAATACCTAAAACTCCACCATTTCTAAGTCTTTTAGCTTTTAATTCATTAATATGCTCTAATAACTCTGCACTTAAAAACGGATTACCATCAGTTATTAGTACAGCTTCTCTAGGACAAAATGGTTTTTCTGCTTTAGTTTTTAATAATTGACTACCATCAGGAGATTTAGCTGCAATATTTCTTTGAGTTTCATAATATGCTTTAGCTTTATCTTTTAAACTATTACCTTCATTATCTGTAAAACCAATATCTTTATATGCAGGTATGAAATAGCTACAAAAACTATCACCTGCACCTTCATCCCATATATTTTCAATTCCAATACAATTATAAGTATCAGGGTCATAAAACATTTTCTCCATAGCTGCAAAACCTTCACCTGAAGTGCCACCTGTACCCCAGCCTATCAACTGTCCAAACATTTTGTCACCTTCTTCTACAGAAGGTCTAGCTACTAACCAAGCAGTATCTGCATTTTTAAAATTACCAAACTCTTCAAAATGTACTTGTATTCCCCTTTTACCCCTAGCATTATCAGGATTATTATTCAAATTAACTCCAAATACTTCTGATTGATAACCACCTATTTCAGTAACTCCATCAGAACCTAATATACCATTTTTAAAGTGCATGGCTTCTATATCATGTTTTAATTTACTTTGATAAAAACCATGACCTCCAATACCTAATTGTTGATTAAATTTATATCCATTAATAAAATTCCTAACATCTAAGAATTTATTTAAAATACCATCACTAGTTAAATATTGTTTACTTGATGCTAAATAAAAAGTTTTACTTTTTTTCAATAAAAAGTAATTATATGCTCCTTCTGCACCTCCTTTATAACTAGCTCCAACTCCTCTTGGTTTAAGGAGTATTATATGTTTATTTCCTTTTAAGTGTTCTTCCTTAATATTAATATCTAATCCTAGTTTCTTATAATAAGATAAATCACAACCATACCTAGCTATATCTTTTATATGATAAAAATTATAATCTTCATCCCAAAATCTAGGAAATCCAAATTTTCTTTCAGAAACTACTTTACCATTAATTGTTTTTTCAATTACTCTTTCAATAGGACAGAAGTTTAAATAGAAATAATGCCTTCCTGTAATAGTTACATCACCAACAGTATATCCATTTAAACATCTAAATTCTTGTAAATCCCAATATTCTTGCCAATGTTTACTACCATATTCCCCATCATCATATCTACCATGTTTATCATAGTATATAGCTTCTCTTGAAAATTCTCTAGTATTTGTAAACATAATTACTTTATTATTCTTTAATTTCAGGTAATATTGTTACCCAATCTTCTGCTAATATATCACTTTGACTAGCTAACCAACCTTCTAATATAGAACCATCAGCAGTTTTCATACATAAACATGGTAATCTTCTGATAGTACCTGTATCTCCTACTTCAAATAAATCTCCTCTAATTCCACTAGGATATTCTACAGTACCATCTTTATTTACAAAACTTGTACTATCATTACCTTTTTTAAGATATATACACATATTTTTACCATTCCATCCAATTCTTGCAATAGCTAAACCTTTTTTAGCAAATTCAATAGCTTCACCAAATGTTATTACATCAGGTAAATTTCCATATCTTTGTTTAGGTTTAAATCCTTTTCTAATTTCATCAAACTCTGTTAATAGTTCTAAAGGTGTTTTTGGATTATTTTGATTAGCTATTAGTAATTTAGCTATAGCTCCTTCAAAATGTATTACTTTTTCCATTTCAGGTATTATTCTCATTATTTATTATTATTTAATTAATCTCTCCATGTGATAGATTTTACCATCATCATTTGTGCTTTTTGTAAATCTCTAATAGCTATAGTACATAAAGCTTTATATTCTCCAGATTGTGATTTTTCTCTTAAATCATTCATTTGGTCAATAGCTTTAGCACATGTAATTTTAGCTTCATTTACTTGAGTAAAGATTTCTCCTTCTCCATGATTAAATGTTAAACCTACAGCTTTTTCACCATAAGTTAATTCTCTGTTTGTTGTTTGTTCCATTATATTATATTATTTATTGTTTAGTAAAATACGTTTTTTAGATTCAAAATAATAGTTTAAAAGATTATTTAATGTAATACTTTCTTTTAATAAAGAAGATTGTTTTAATATAATTGCTTTTCTATTGGCTTTAAATAGATTAAATGTTAATTTTTTTATACCTATTTTTTCATTTAAATTATTTATAAAATTAACAAATTCAAAATAAATATCATTTGTAGTGCTTTTATTTAATATAATTTTAAAATGTTTATCTTTATTTAATTTATACCGTATTAAAATATAATCTTTTTTATACTTTATCTTATATAACTCACTGTAATACATATCTATTACATTTATATAATATAATAACATGTGTGTTTTTATTATACTCATTTATTTATAATTTTGATTTAGTTTATATAATGTACTATTAATTAAACTTACTATTTCATCAATAGTATTTTGAATTTCACTACCTTGATAATTATTTCTTTTATCTGCAATATCTTTATTTAAGTTTTCAAAATAACTCACTAATTGTTGGCAACTTACATAATCTTCTAAAGGATAAGTTTTAAATCCTTTAAATATCTTTTTATTTTTACCTTGTAATTGCTCTATTAAATTATCCCATAAATCTCCTATTGCTTCATAATAACTACCTAAAGTTATATGCTCTGCATAATGAGTAGCAGGAAATGCTTGTATATGAAATACATGTACTTGATTTCTACTATGTAGTATTTTAGATAGTAAATCTATATCACTAGATTTTTTAATTATTAAATCTTCTGGTTTCATTTATTTAATTATTTATTTGCTTCATCTATTAATTTCTCTACTTCTTCTTTTGACATAGGAGATAAAAATGAAGTATTACTAGTATGAATAATAGTAACCATTTCTTCTTTATGTTCAGTTTCATATCTATAACTATCTACTACACCTATATTATAAAATGTAGCAATACTTACTTCAAATTCATCTAAAGGAGCATCAAAATCTTTTCCTATAGCTTCATAAGTTTTTTCAGTTTCTCTTGAAGCTTTTGTATGGTGGTATATTGGTAATTTAACTTTCATTTATTGTTTTCTATTTAAAAATGGTTTAATATATTTATCTATTTCTATTTGTTCTTGTTCTTTAAATACATTTATTAAAGGTTCTTCTAATTTCTCTATAAATTCTTTTTCTTTATGAAATTTATTCCAATCTATTACTCCTTTAATAGTTTCTCCTTTTGGAGTTGTTATAGATATTTCTTTATTATTATCTTCCATTATTATAATTTAACATATTAATTATTTCTTCTCTCATATAAGGAATTGAATATTTCTTTAAATCCTCTTTACTATAATTAGTTGTATGTAAAAGAGTTAAGTTCCTTACTGTAAAACCTCTACATTCTAACATATAAGCATACAAAGATAATTGTAAAATATAATGATTCCAATTACAATTCACTAAATGTGAAACAGGAGCTTCCATATATTCATTAATAACTCCTTCACCAGTTCTACTATTAATAAAATTATAATTAATTTTTAATTCCTTATTAGTTTTATAATCTTCTATATCTATATATCTAATTCCACTAGTAGTACTTTCAATTATTACTTTATCTGATTTACCACATATTAAATATTTATCTAACCATATCATTAACTCTGTATAAATACCATCAGGTAATTCAAATAAATCTATTATCTTATCTGTAACTGAATTTGGTATAGCACCATTACTAATTATATCTAATTCTTCTTGACTATTATGGAAATTAGAACCTTCTTCACAAGCTCTATCTCTTTCTTTATGCCAAAAATATTGTACTGATTTAGGATTTATTCCATTATCTCTAAAATGTTCATATACAGTAGCAATATTAATTTTATATTTAGTTGATATTTCTTCTACTATTTGTTTAGGAGTTCTCTTATCTATAAATTTTTGTGCTATTTCATCCCAATTTTTTTCAGGTTCAAAACTATGTATAAAACTAGTAACAGGTGTATATACAGCTTTATCAGTAGTATATGTATGTGGTATAGGGTCAAATATTGGTTTATTCATACTTTTTAATTTCTAATTGTTTTAAAAGTTTCTTTAACTCTGATTTATTTTTTATTAGCCCTATAAATAGATTATAAGGAATATGTATTTCTTTTGTTAAAGAACATAAACTAATAGTATAAGTATTATTGTTTTCATTTATTTCATATCTTGATTGCCTATCAGTATGATATAACTCATATTGCCTTCTAGTTGAACTATAAATAAATCCTAAACTTTCTATATCTTCTTTATCGAGATATTTAACTCTTATCTTTTTTCTTAAAAGTAATAACTCTATAATATTTAGATATTTACCTTCTAAATCTCCCCAATTTATACCTACTCTAGGTACATCTGAAAATTCATAATGTGAATAATTTTCACTAATAACTTTTGCTTCATATTCAAAACCTACATGAAATTCTTCAATATTAGGTGTATAGTATAATTCGTTATTGTTATTTTCCATATTTTTATTTAATTAATTATCTATTTTCTCTTAATCCCATAACTCCACCACCTCTAATTTTCATCTTTTCTGAATATTCAGCTATTACTTGTTTTTCTTGTTTCATAAATATATCAGTTAAACTGGCTAACTCTTTAGCTACTGATGATACTTTCTTAGGGTCATGTAATAACAGTCCTGAATTTTTACCACTAGGTACTATTTCATTTAAATCTATATTAGTTAAATATTGCTTTAATGCTTTAATAGCTCCTTCTGTTGCTTTTAATGCTGATAAAGATGCTGTTTGTTGTAATTGCTTCCATTTATTAACACAACTATAAACTGTAGGACTAGGTGTCCAAGTTAAAGGTAATCCTACATCTTCTTTAATTTTATTACTAGCTTCATTTTGAGCAATAACATCATCTTCTAATACATTAAGAAAATAAAAACTTCCTACTAAACCACTCCAATATATATAGCTTACTACATTAATATGTTCAGGATTGCTAATAGGAATTTCTTTTAATAATAAAGAGAAAGGAGAAATAGTATATAATTCAGGATTAACTTTAAGCATACCTTCATTATCAAATTCTATAAAATTTACTATCATTATATTATCTATATTTTATTAAAATCTTCACTAGCAAATAATGTATTATTTGTTTTAATGTAAATTTTATCATTAGATTCATCTTCTATTTTTCTATAAGCCTCTCTCAAAATGTATAGTACATTTCTAATTGGGAGGTTTTTTTCATTCAGTAGATTTAACACTTCTTCTATTGAAGTGAAAACTTTTTCTTTTCTACTTTCATTACTTTCTAAAACAGCTTTAAGCTCGTTTAAATCTTTTAAGTATTCATTATTTTTATCTTGGTTATTCATATTATTATTATTATTTAATTAATTTATCTTTTAAATCTGCAAATATATCGTCTATTACTCCTTTTCTTAACATTGTTTCTACCTGCTTTTTATTAAAGCTTATATTTATAAAATCTCTAAAATGAATCCTTTGCTTATATAAACCTTTAATTAATAAATTAACAGTATTAAATCTAAAATTATTTAATTTACTAATTTCACTTTTACTTAATCCTGTTATTTCAGCAACTCTTTCATAATACTCCTTAACATTAACTCTAGGATTTTTATTATTTAAAGCAGGTACATTTTTATTAACTATTTTACTTTTATATATGTTATCCATTGATTAGTTTTTACATAAATTCACTTAAATTAGCATCTTCTTTAAATTTAACTAGCATTTGATGTCTACTCATAATACCATATTCATAAATAAATTCTATTTCCTTAGTAATATTAGCTTTAGTTATTCTACTCCATCTAAATACTCCATTTAAATCAAATATAACTTTACCAGTTTCTTGATATAATCTTCTTGATAAAATTTCATCTCCTTGTTTTAAATCTAAATCTTCTAAACCTTTACCTATAGCTACTACAGTTAATGTTAATTTACTATAATGTTCTGATTGTGATTGGTCAGTTAATATAATACCTCCTTTTTTATCCATTTTTTGAGGTAGTAATACTAAAATTTCACCTTCTTGTGGAATACATGGTACATCAAAAGGTGATGTTACTAATGATTGTTTTGGGCTGTCAGTTGTTGTTTCTTTCATTGTTATTTTATTATTATTGTTGTTACTATTATTTTATTATTATCTGTGGTAATCTCTTACTTCTGCTTTAAACATTCTATTAAATTCACTAGTATCACTAGTATATGTTAAATTTACTTTTCTTAATGTTTGTTTATGTCTATTCTTACTATGTGTTGATTTAAATATTAAACCATTAGCATCAAAACATTCAATGAAACAAGTTTTAATATCACTTTCTTCCCAATGAATTATAGTATATCCACCTTGAGTTATTACCTCTTTATTTGTTTCCATTAACATATCTTTAAATATTGATATGCAAAGATACAACTGTAAAGTTAACAACCAAATTTATTTTAAAATATTTGTAAACTTTGATGTAAGCTAACCATTCAATAAAAATTTGATACCTGTTGATAAAAATTTCATACATTTACTTGCAAATGTCATCAAAATCTTGTAACTTTGTAGCTTTAAAAAGCGAAGCTAACAGTAATTTAAAGTGATATTTATGTAGTAAATATTAAAACATAATAAAAAGTAAATTAAAAAGTAAGTAAAGCTAAAAAATAAAAAAAAGGGAGATACTATGTGCTGATTTCATCATCACTATATTTTAATACTTTTAATGATATAATGAAGAGTTGAGTTTTAATGTTTAATAAAGGGTGAATAAACCAATTAATAGAGATATTAGTTGGTTTTTTCATTTTAATTAAGTTAAAAAATTTTTTTTAATTTTTTTAATGATTTTATAATAATTATTTAAATTGTGGAAGAATGTGGGTACTCCTGTATTTAATTAATATAAAAAAAATTAAAATTTTTTTATAGTGAAAATATTTACTTAAACTGTGGAAGTGTTTGAGTAACCCCACACTACCCCTACTCAAAAAAAATCAATTAACATACCCATACACCAATGATATTTAAAATCACAAATGTAAAAGCTATTGAAAATAGCGAAAAACACAGATTAGTAATTAAAGCAAATGATAGATTTGCAACAATTACAGTAGACACTTTAGAAGGATTTGACTTCAAAGAAGGTTTAAAATTTAAATTAGGAAAAGCAAATGCTGAAACAGGTAGTAAATGTACTAAAGCAGTAGATATACCTGATGCAAATCTTGAAGAAGAAGGAGATAAATTTTATAACCTTATTAGTTCTAAAGGAATTAAATTAGTAAATGCTGAATAGCATTTACTTTTTAGTTTTCCTACTCATTTACACAACACACAAATAAATAGAGTTATTATTAATTGATAAATGTGGATAGCTAAAAAGTTATCCACATTTTATTTGAAGATAATATAATTTTTGTGGATAATTAATGGAGATATTAGTTGCTAAACCACCCATTTCCTATACTACAGCTATTTAAACCTCAAAAATTACACTAAAAAATGCTCTATTAAATGTAGTTAACATAATAACAACTAATTAACAAAACAAACAAAAAGCCGAAAATACTCATAATAACTATGAGTATTCTTACAGAATTAATCTACTGTAACTGATGATGGCAGATTATCTATATCTTAATATCACAGAAACTAGTTATTTGAATGAATTGCAATTTATTCATCTAAAATAAACAAATCTAATTACTGCTAGTATTTGTTTAAACTTTATTATTAAGGCTTAAACAGCCAATTAACAACAAACAACTATTAACAATTAATCAAATTGATGAGAGTATTTCACTAATGTAGTAAATAAGTGAGAAAGGGTAATCCTTGTGTAATAAAACTGTAAAACCACAAGTAAATTAACAGTAATGATGATACCATTTAAAAAGTATTATAAAAACAAATAGTATAATAGTACGAATTATAATCTCAATTATAATAAAAAGAAAAAATTAGCTTGAGAAACTAATGAATATCTTTAGTATTTAATATATTGTACAGTATATTAAAGAGTTTATATACTATTTGTTTTTATTTTATTAATGCACCACAATCTATTTCCAAAGGATAGACAGTTGTAAAGAAGTAAAACTACTCTAAGGTATAAATGATGTATGAATAAATACATAACCTATCTTCTGAAAATTATAGAGTTACAACTGAGTGCAGATGGATAAAAAAACTCAACCCTTTTCAAGATGTTGAGAACACCAGTTTCTTTGAGAAGGTTATTAAATTAGCATTAGTTGTTAGGTATAAGGTCAGCCCTTACTGGAATACTATAATCAAAGTTTTAGGTGTAAAACACAA